TGTATAGTGAGTTGTTAAAGTTTTAGTTGTCTCAGTTCCTGTGGATGATCTGATAATTACTACTAAATCTGTGTCCGCAAATATTTTGAAATTGTAGGCAAAGGTTGTAGTTGAACCATTACCATTGTGAGATGATTTTATTATCGTTGTAGATACTGTCATAGTTTAAAATCCTCTAAACTTTTGTGAAGGTTTTGTAAATAAAAATTCTTGTCCATAATCTCTTTGCATCCTATTTTCTATTCTCTCTAATACTCCCGGAGATAGAGTTTCCATTATCTGATAACCTATTATATAATCGAAAGCGGTCTTAATGTAAAACAAATTTAAGAAAGGAATATTTTGACTTACAGCTTTATATGCTGATCTAGCAGCTAAATCACCCTTTCCATCCTTTAAATATTTAAGAGATTGAAGAATATCAAAGGCAGTAAGAGGAACTGGTCCTAAAAGAGAACCTCCTATTTCAGAACCTTGTCTTGTTTCATTAAATAAAACATCACCATAAATACCTAATCCACCACCTTGAAGAATAGCAGCGTTAATTGTTTTAATCTTAGTTGGGTCTCTTGGTTTTCTTCCTTTTATTAAGTCTTTTATTGTCATAGATAAATAACCCATCATTATAGATGTTGCTAAAATACTTGCTAAACCAGTAATTCCTCTTGCTACATTTTTAGCACCACCCTTTCTTATAAAAGAAATTTCTCTACCTAATGTTTTTTGAACTATTGCAAATGGAAATGCTTTAAATTGAGTTATAAATCTATATGCTTCACCCGGTCCTGTTCCAGCCATTCTTCCACCAGTAAGCCATGCTTTTCCTCTAGCATCTGGTTCTATTACAGCGTAAGTTGATCTATCTAAAAGTATACCCGAAACTGATGATTTAAACTTATCTTTTTCTATTGCTATTTGTCTTTTTGTTAAATTATCAATACCTGTAACTGCTTTTACTTCTGCATCTGTCATATTTTCAAGACCTGCAATATTTAAAAACTCTTTACCATCATCTGCATTTACGATTGTTCTTTTTCTAATTATATCCCATTTTGTAGAATCAATATTATATTGTTCAAATAAACCTTTAATTCTAGGATTTAATTTATCAAAAGATAAATTTTTTTGTTTAGCAAAATAGTTTGCTTGGCTTAACATTACACCTTCTTTTAAAGTGTTTGTCCACCAAGAGAGTAAGTTTAATTTAAAAAAAGTTCTTTGAAGTTTGCTCCAACCTTTACTTTGAACATCTCCTACTTGGTATCTTCCAGCAATATCATAGATAGTATTATCTGCAACAAAACCTAAACTTTCAGCAATATCTTTTGCTTTTTGTTTGTTTTTAATTTTTGCTAAATTTGAAACTGCTTCAAACATACCACCTAAAAAATTTCTTCCTTGGTATCTTAGTTCAGATGCGTATAAACCTATATCAGCCGCAGCAGAAACTACAGCACCACCTAATTTTGCAACAGATGCAATCGTTCTTGTAATCGCTGAATATTTAGCTAAAACAAAATTATCTACACTAAATATTGTTCCATCAACTACGTTAAAAAATTTTTGAAATTTACTATCGCTTTTTAAACTTTCTGTTGATCTTTTATCTTTTACAAGTTTTGAACCAACAGATTTTCTTATTTGGTCAAATGCCTGCTGTGGCTTTGTACCTAAAATATCCATAATACCTATATTTCTTCCTGCAGTCTGCATGCCAGAAAACATAGCTTCTTTTAAATTACCAGCACCAAACTTATCATTATAAGCAAACCAATCATCAGCAGATTTAAAATGTAAAACTCTTTTAAATTTACTAGATACATCTCTTGCAACATCTTTTGAAACTGTAGCTCCATAAGTATAAGCAGAACCATCAGATTTAACATATTGATTTTTAACTATTGAGTTATAAACAAAATCCATAAACTCGTCTATGTCATCTACACCAGCAAATGTTCTCTCTTTATCTAATTTTTCTAATACAAAATTTTTCCAAGCTGTATAATTTTTATTGTAGTTAATATCTTTTTTATTTTTTAAATTAGGGTCTGCCTCAATATCTTTTAAGCCTAAAACATCTGCAGCGTTTCTAACTGTAAAAGGATCGTGAGATTGTCGAACCATATATCCCCAAAGTTTTCCAATGTTAGCACCTCTATCATTTAATTTTGTTCTTATCATTTCAGAATAATCTTCCATGACTTCACCTAATTTTCTAATTAATGGTTCTGTCTCACTTACTGGTGGTTTTATTCCTGTTCTTAATTCTATATCTGTTTGTCTTTGAGATAAATCAAACATAACTCTAGCAACTTTTAACTGAGTATCTTTATCCATATCTGCAAACAAACTATCAACTCCAGCATTTTTAAGTTTTTGATTAAATCCTGTAATTAAAGAATTGGTAGCTGCTATCTGTTGGCTTGCAACACTTTCTCTTGCACCTAATTTTTGTCTATTAGAACCAACTAATATAGAAATTAAACCTTCATCTTCTTCACCTTTAAAATTTTCATAAACATATTCAGTAAGATTTCTTACTTTAACTTCATTTTCTAAAGCGTTTCTTTTATTAATTTGTTTTTGTAATTTAATTTTTTCTTTGACATCTTTTGCTACAGCATCAACATTAATATCATCTAGTTTAGATATTTTTTTTTCTGCTTGTACTTTTTTAATTGTACTTAATATTTCATCTTTAAGATTACCTCTTATAGAAGAACCTTTAAGTAAACTTTCAACTCTTAATAAACACTTATCTGCCATTTACACAATTAATAGCATCTTTTATAATACTATCTAACTCCTTGTCGTTTGCATTTAATTCATCAGCTTCATCTGATGTTTTTCTAACTTCAGCTTCTTCTTCAGAAAAATTAAAATCTTTTTGTTGTTTTTTTGCTTTTAATACTTCAAGTTGTGAATTTAAACTTTCAATTTCTAAATTAGTGTCTTGAGGTTTTTTATTTATTGTTGTGTTTTCAACAGTAGAAAGTTCAGTTTCATTTACTTCCATTTTTCTTGGTTGTGTTTTAATAGCGGGATCGGCAGGTTGTGGAGTAGAAGAATCATTTTTTAATACAGGGTCTCTTGCTGCGATAGGTCCAGTATCAACAGGTCTTTCTGTAATTAAACTACCAACAGATAAATCTAATAAAAGTTTTCTTGTTTCTGGTGATGTTTCAGCTAATTTTTTCATTATTGGTGCGTTCTCAGGGTAATATTCTTTATAAAGATTTAATTCTTCATCAGGTGTGCCTGCTTCTTTCATTCTTTTTTTAAATTTTCTAGCTGTGTATAAATCTCTTAATTTACCTGCTCCAACATGAAGTCCACCTCCTATAACAGTTCCGAAAGTAAGATTTAAAAATGAATCTGTTAAATCATAATCAGCTTGCACTGATTGAGCTACTCCATAAACTAAAGGTTCAAGTAAAGCAGCTCCAGCTAAACCCTCTGCAGTACCTCTTATTAATCTTGCTGTTGTAAAACCTGATCTTGCAGCGAGTCTAGCAAAATTAGCTTGACCAACAAAAGGTAAAAATGATGCTCCAATATTTATTGGGTCTAAAAAACTAACTCCTAATCCTGTTATAAATTTAGCACTTCCAGCAATAAATCCTTTTTCACCTCTGTTTATAATATCTAATCTTCTTAATTCTTCTTGTTTATTATTTACAATTACATCAACAACTGCTTGAGGTTGATCTTTTTCAAAAAATAATCCTAAGTCTTTATATTTTGTATTTAACTCTTGTCTATTAAGTAAAGGTTGATTTTCTTCTTGAGCTAGTTCTCTTGCGTTTTGTAAATCATTAAATGTAAAAATTGAAGAAACAGGATTAAATTTCCAATTATCTTCAGCAACTGCTTTTAAAGTTTCACCAAGACCAAGTGAAAATTGGTCATAACCACTTTGTTGAGCAGTTTCATTTATATTTAATCCAAAACCAATTTGAGCCACTATTTACCTCTTTTTTTCTTTCTTTTAGTTATTTGATTAAAAATTATATCTGTATTTGGAACTAAAAGACTATCATCATCAAACATAATTTCTAATGTTTCGTTATCTTTATTTATTAAAGGAGCAAAAGAACCATCACTCATTATAATTCCAAATATAATACCTGTGCCATCTGTGTTATTTACCCATCTACCATTTTCTTTTATTTGCTCTTTCATTTCTTGGTCAAGAACTTTTTGGTCATCCAATTTTGTAGAGCCAAAACTTTGCATACCCCATTCATCTAAATAATTTAAAACTTTTTTTGACTTATCAATAACAAAATCAATTTGACCTTGATTTAAAGTTTCACCATTATATATTCTAGGAACAAAAAAAGTTTCTTGTATATCAAAATTATCTTTAATTAAACTTGAAGCATTTTTAATTGCTTTATTTACATCTCCAGTAACAAAAATTTCACTGGCAGCATAATATGATAAAACAACTTCCATTCTATCTAATTTATCTGCAGCAGCAGAGGTATCAAATCTATTACCAAATACTACCGCTTTTCTAAATTCTGCTAAATTATCAAATATAGCTTCTCTTACTTTAGTAATAGATGTATCATTATTAATTAAAACTTTATCTAATTTTTTTCTTTCATCTTCACTATCAAAACTTAAAAACTTTTTAGTTAAATTAGGATTTCCAAAAAATGAAGAAAACTCCGCAGTAATAGGTAATCCTTTTGCAGAATATTCATTCATTGCTTTAGAAAAGAAATCACCAAATCTATTTTCTGCATCTTCAAGTAATGCTATTCTTTCACCTTCATCTGCTTTCATATATGTTTCAACAAAACTTATTGCTTCATTTTTAGAAACTACTTTTATTTCATAATCTGGTGAACCCATTTTTTTTTGAGTTTCATATAATAAATTTGTAAGTTCTAATTGTTTTTGTGTTTTGATTTCTCCATCACTTAATCTTATATCTTCAATCATTTCAGATATAGTATCATTAGTTCCTGCTAAAAATTTTACAGGATCATTTTTCATTTCTTCTAATCTATTTGAAGTTATTTTTTTTAAATTAGTTTCAAATGCTTGTGCATCTACTTCACCATATTTATCATATTTACCTTTAATCATGGAATCTAAAGTTGTTGTTAAATCTTTTAAAGGTATTGAATTTAAAACAGCAGCATCTGCTACAGTTTCAGTAGCTATTTTATATTTTGTAGCATAAGCATTATATGTATCTATATCTAAAACTTCTTTTGCAAAAGCTATATCGAACTCTATTTTTTTTCCTCTATTTGCTGCAGCAATAAAATTATTAAAATCATCAATAACTGGTTGTCTTAATGTTCTCTTAGCATCATCAATAAGTTTAAATCTTTCATCTAAAGGTATAGCTTTAAATTTTTCTGAATCTTTTAAATTAATTAAAGTTTCTTTTGGATTATCTGTTATACCTTTTCTTGCTTCAAATAATTCTATAGTAGAAGGTATACTATTAACTATTTCATTATATTTTGCGTTAGATATTAAACCTTTAAAATTATCTGCATACAATTTTTCTAAATCTGTTGCGAGAACAGCATAATCAAAATCACCCTCTGCTAAAAAAGCATTTGCTAATAATCTTCCTTCTTTATCTTGAACTTTATTTGTTAAGGATGTTAATATATTTTTAGATACTGCTGTATTTGTTCTAAAAATACCTTTTTGAACTTCTGATAAAGCATTGTTTGTAAATAATGTTTTTACATTTGTATTAGTTGCTTGATCTGCATATTTTGAAATTAAAGCATTTGATTTTTCTTTTACTATTGATTGAGCTAAATCTTTATTATCAAGTATATTTGCTTCATCATATACTTTAGCCATTTCAGTAACAAATTCATTTTCAAGTTTTAATGCCTCTGTTTTATTTTGAAAATCTGTCTCTTTTATTTTTTGTTTTACAACAAAATCAGTAACTGGTTTTAAAGCAGTTCCTAAAGTTTGTGTCAAAGGAACTTGAACATTACTTGTAGTTCCAGCTAATTGACTAACTGAACCTTCTGCTTGAAATGTTGGTAATTTTGGCATTATGTTGTTCTACTCCCTTGATTCATTGCAAGTAAACTTGTTCCTGTTGTCGCAATCGTTTGTAGTTGAGCTAATTTAGATGCGTTTCTAGCTATTTGACCTTGTATTATTGCAAAGTTTGCTTGTTCTCTTTTATTATCTGCAGCTATTTTAGCATTATAATTAATTAAATTTCTTTGTAATTCAGCTTCATAAGCATTTGATAGAGCAACATAATAAGCACTACCACTATCAACTACAGCTCCTGATTTAGCAGTTGCTACTTTTGTAGAACCTTCTATTT